ATTCTAGCAAGAAATACTTCACCACCTCCACCTATAGTGGATAGTTGTTGCTGAACTCTATTAATGAATAATCTATAGTGCTCTGCTAATTTTTCATGGGTTACATAAGTCTGATCTAATGGAGTTAATGGATCTTGGTTATCTACATTAGGAGGAATATTTAAAAGACCCTCCGTTAATTGCTGTTGCTCATCATTAAATCTCTCTAAAACTTCTTCTAATTTATTAATTTTTTGAGTAAGATTGTCACTTCTCTCCACCAATTCATCTACTCTTAATTTATCTACAAGGTTCTCAAATTCTTTTTGTAGATCCTGAACATGTTTTTCATTAACAGTAAAGTTAATATTTAAATCCTTAAGTTGAGTAGATAACTTATTTTCAAAATTTACAATAGTAGGAACTACTGTATTCTTCATCTCCTCATAATACTTAGAAGTACTAGTATCTAAGTTCTCTTGTAATTCTAAGATTTCATTAGAAAGAGTTTCTTCTACTTGATTAATTCTCTGCTCATAATTTTCTAACTTCTTATTTTCACTAACTTCTCTTTGTTTAAAATCCTTTTGTAGAGTATCATAAGTAGATGATAAAGATGTTAAGTCCTCAAGCAAATCCTCAATCTCTTCGGTTTTCTTAAGTAAATTCTTATCAAGTTCTATCTCTTTATTATCAACTCTTTCCTGAAGATCCTCAACACTCTTATTAATAAGAGAAATCCTTACACCCATTTCATTGGATATCTCTTTAACTTCCTTTTCGGTTTTTACTTTAGTTTCTACTAAAAGACTCTTATACTTAGGAACTTCCTGACCAACAAAATCATTAAATTTTTCTTTTATATCATTAATATTAGATTGATACTGTTCCTCAATCTCTTTGGCAGTATCACTCACATGAGAAATTTTTTCCTCTACATTTACTTGAGTATCAGCAAAGAATTTTTTATATGATGGTAAAACTTTTTCTATTAGATTTTCTACTTTACTACCAATACCTTTAACTTCTTCTTTAACAGAAGAAACTTTCTTTTCATTAATGGAATCAATATTTTTAGTTACCTTAGCAAGATTGGATTGTATCTCCTTATGAACACTCTCAACTTGAGATGTTAAATCATTTTTAAAATTATTAAATCTACTATCAACTCTTGTTTCAGAATCTACAATTAATGTCTTATATGCAGGTACTTCTACACCTACAAAATCATTTACTGTTTCTGTTAAAGAAGCAAAATCTTTTTTTATTTCTAAGATACTCTTAGAGTTTAAGGTTTTTACTTTATCCTGAACATTCTTTATTGATTCCTCTACAAAGAAAAGATGTGCCGTCATGGCTTCATCTAGATCTTCCTGCTTAATAAGAGCATCAATATTTTCCTTTATCTCTTCTACATTCTGAGATAGTAGTTGTACCTTCTGAACATTATTCTCAAAACTATCAAACTTGTTAGTAAAATCTGAAATAGATTGTATATGATTTAAATTAGTCTTAAAAACATTAAATGCTTCAGATAGATTCTCTATCTTTTCAGGTGCAGCAACATTAAGACCCTCCTTAACTTCATCCATAGAAGTTGAAGAATTCTTTATATAAAATTCTGATGGTTTCTTAAGTGGCACTTTAATAGACCCTATCCATAGTTATATTTATTTCAGTCCTTTTTGGACGCTTTTTGTTCTCCTTTAATCAACTTTGCTAAATCTGCAGTAGACCCTACAAAAAGAGCATTAGTAACATTAGTTGGACCCTTTTTAGGATCTTCTTGATTAACATCTTTAAGTTTTTTCTGAAGATCAATTAATTTATCAGTTGCATCAGAAACACTTTTAATCAGTTGACCAGCAACTTCATATGCTCTAGGCATTTCACTTTCTTGAGCAATCTCAAGAATACCATTAATTGCTTCCTGTCCTTTCTCAATTATACTATAAAGATTACCTCTTGTATACTCATAATCTTTAGTGATATCATCTTTAGTTAATCTATCTGGTTTTTCCTTTGGAATTACTTCCGCCTTTTCTTCCTTTACCACTTCCGCAGCAACATTAAAAGTTTGATCTAATTTATTAAATTCTTTAGTCATAACCACTTAATTAATCAGCAAATCCAATTGTAGTACCATCAAATCCAAAGTCATCTCCCTCTGGAATTAATGCATCATCAGAATCTGTAATAGACTTGACTGGTGCTCCTACAAGATGAGATGCAATAGTTGTACCATCCTTTCCTCTCTCAACATTTAAGTCATTACCAGATTTACTAGTAACAAATATCTGTTCACCACCAAGATCGAGATAACTTAATGAAGTACTATTGGCAGTAATTCCACTAGCATCATTTACCTTAATTATATTATCAGCAATTTCTACATTTGCTGCAAGGTTGGTAAGAACAGTGCCTGTGTAACTCTTAAGTGCTCTTGGAGTAGCAGAATACTGAATATCTCTTTCGACTGCTTTTGCACCACCAGCAAGATATGTAACAGTTGCTTTTCTGATAATATCCTTGGTAGCAGCCTGAACAGGACCAAACATGTAGGTCTTTGCTGTAAATCTTAGAGTATAAAGAAGAACTCTTCTTTGAGTAAAGTCTCCCTCATAATCATCTTGCATTGTAATGTTCTCTAATACAATGGGTATATCTCTTTTTTCTTTAATTGTATCTACTAAAGTAACTGTAACATTATAAGCAGGTTGGAAGTAAGGAAGTATCTGTTCTACAATTTGTAATGCATCATCATTTAACTTACACATAATAGCAAGTTCAAATTGCATATTATAAGGAACGGGCATATATGCCTTTTTAGACTCACTTCCATCAGTAGGATCCTTTACTGTAAACTGTTGAGTAGTAGTTACCTTTCTTGATGGATCATAAGTAAGACCTGTAAACTCAAAAGACATCCGTGGCAAAGTAATTGCAGTTGCTTTATTGAGGTCAGGAGTTTGTGTAAGTCTTGCTAAGAATTTCTGTGTAGGACCATATGCCAAGGGGACTCTAATATCACCACCATCTTGCTTGACGGTAATACCATTAAACAAAGTACCGAAGGATATAATTGTCCTCCTCAAAATTTCGTTATAAAAATATTCAAACATTGTTATAGTCCTATTAAATTATATTTAGGGAGTACCGAATGGGTTCTGTTCTGTAAAGTCCATTATAGCATCTGCTCTTGTTTCTATCTCAGCATTATCTGCAAATCCATCATCCAACGGATCCTCATCTCTCTTCCTTAAGACACGGGATGCACTAGATGCTGTACCAACAATAGTTTCTCCAATTATAAACGTACCAGTTACTGAACTAACCTCTAGAACATTCGTTGTAGCATCCCATGTTCTCATTCTTGCCTCTACTCCAGAAGTAGATCCTCTCACTGTTTCATTAAAGATGTAATTACCTGTAGAATCTGTAGAAGGAGAAGAAATAGTAACAGAGATTGGAAGGTCACCAGCAGTATAACCAGCACCAGCGTTAGTGTATCTAATTGATGTAACAGTACCAGCAGCACTTACAACAGCAACACCAACAGCAGTTGTACCAATACCAGTATTAGTAAAGGATAGTGGAGTACTAAATGCAACCGTTGGAGTAGATGTACTAAATCCACCACCACCATCAGTAACAGTTACAACACCCAACGTACCATCGCCAATATGTACGGTTCCTATAAATCCACTTCCACCTGAATTGTCAACAGCAGTTACTGCCATTCCTGGAGCAACAGTATATCCAGAACCTGGATTTACTACAACAATACTTTGGATTGACTTCATATTATTAGCAACATTCTTATTACATACTGTCATTCCACCAAGCATTTCATGAACTGAACCAATACCAGTTACACCTGTTGATGGTGCAGATCCAAATCCCACATTAGGGGGATATATGAAACCACCACCTCTATTAGCAATAACAACCTTTCTAATACCACCAGAGGTTACAATACCAGTATATGCCCATGCTGTAGAGGCACTACCGACCAGTGTAAGGGTCTGTGTTGGACCAATAATGGTATTAAGACCATCATCAGTAGTTCCATCATAATCATCCCCTACCAACTCATTATCAATCTCCTCAATACCTGTATCAATAACCTCATCCTCGTAACGGAAGAGTTCACATCTCAGAGTATAAACATACATCTTTTGGAGTTGATAAAATGGTTTCTCATGCTCTACAAATGTAATCTCAAATAAACGATCACCTAAAGGAAAATAAATTAAATCTCCTTCTTTAGGTCTAGTAGATAATTTTATATTCTCCTCATTCTTCATCAAAGGAGCAAGATAATCCTCAAATCTTTCTCTAGAAATAGTGAGAGTTATTTCGTTCTTCTGTTCTATACCAAACTTAGATAATATTACTGGGTTATCTCCATATCCATCAAACGTATCCACATAAGCTTCTAATGGATATGCATCATCAAACTTAGATTGTACTACCTCTCTTAAAACAGTTTTCTCTGTCATATATTTGCGAGGTAAATAATGCACCTCAACACCATACATCTTCAACTGTTCGTTGATAAGACTTTGGACTAAACTTTGTTCAGATTTAGCACCTTGCTGAAAGAAAGGATTAAGTACCATAACTCTATCCTATCATATCGAGAGGTGGTAATTCATACATGTTAGACATCTGCTCTCTGATGATTTCTAAATCTTTCTGTGCATCATCATAGATTTGCCGTCCATTTAGTTCTACCCCACCAGGTAATTTAACTCCTTGGAATTTTAATAAATTTTGTCCCCATTGACGTTTCATTAATGCAACAGTATATCTCTTTAGAAAAGAATCATTATACACTCTTGCATAATCATGAGGATTTAATGCCCTGAAGCAATCAATAACAAAATAATCACCAACGGTTACACCACCCCAATCAATATCAAGATATAATCTATCCATCCTCTGATTAAATCTTATCTGTTTTTGAGTTGTCAATAAGAAATTAATATCCTCAAGATAAGTTTTAGTCATTGCATAAGTCAACATTTCTGTCGCACCCCAGAAATATATGTCATTTAAGAATAACTGATACTTAACACTAAACATATTGTTAGTAATAGTGTTAGCACCATCATAATGAAATATCTTTGTTACTCCAATAATCTCTGGAGGAACTTGCAAGTAATTACTATTTTCGTAAAAAGTAAAAGTTGTAGATACTCCAACAATTTCTGCTGTAGCTGTTTCAGTTGTGATACCAGTGGTCTTATCACCACTCGTACCCCTCATATTTGCTTTTCCTCTATCAATATCATCTTGAGAGATTTTATATTTTAAAAATGATTGACTAACTCCATCAAAATGCCTTTCTTGGAAAAACTGGATAGCATCATCCATTATATCTTCTACTTGCTCATCGGCAATATTAATCTCCAACACTGGAGCACCCAGTTGTCGTTTACAATAATCTGCTAATTCTGATCTACTTGATGGTGTTGCCATTTACACAATTGCCCCTTGATATATTTATGGTGAAGACGCAATGCCTGTATAGACAAGAATATTTCCGTCTATCATATTATAGATTGTTGCTCCACTACTAACCAAAACATTATAAAGATATCTTCCTTGAGAAAGACTATCTGTATTAGTAGAACCTAATGCTAAAGTAATTTTACCTGCGGTAGTAACCCCTACAGTAAAGGTCGCTGAGGGGGTCGTTGTTGCCGCTACACCAGCACTTTTTTGTATTTGTGCTGAACCACTCCAATCAGTGGTAAAACCGCCGTTAGCGAGACTATACGCTGAATTTGATACATTGTAAATATCAAAGGTAGCATTAAAATCGGCCCCAGTATAGATTGTTAAATTTGATGCAACAGGTACACCTGCATCTGGATCAAATGTTATCTTTTTAGTGGCCATTTACTAACTCCTTAAGTAAAGATTTTATTTCATTCATTTCACTTTTTAAATTAGCAAGATCTTGTTCAACAGATTCATTTTTCACTTTTTTAGATTCTCTCACAGAAACATATTGTTGATATTCTAAATTATTCACATTAACAATGGATCCAGTATCTGGATCTCTTGCTAAATCTTTATTTCCATCAATCTTATAGTAATCCATATTATGCTAAAGCAATAACTCTCAAATCTCTTAGTCTTGGCACATATACCTGACTATTAGATGTCATTACAAGTTTGATTCTATATGATGTAAATGAGGGTAAGTCATCTTCTGTAAATGTATATTCACGGAAATGTAATGTAGCAGAATCAAATCCATAGTCATTTGACTTCTCAACCAATTTATCTGAAGTACCATCACTATTTTCTGGTTGAATAATTTGTCCTCTAGAATTAAGATTCTTATATCCTGGGAATGGAGTAAAGATTGGTTCCATACCTGGACGATCACTAATTGCATAGAAGGCTCTGACATCAGCACTTTGATGTATGTGAGCATCTAAAACTATTTTTAATGAAGTTGCATTATTTTCCAAATTAATTTCTTTAGAAATATATTGGAATGCAGTTGGATCAGTAAATGCTGAATTTGCTCTATCATCTGTAGCATAATTATCAATAACACTATTAACTCTATTGTTAGTCAGAATAGTATTGATTCTTTGGGAATCAAGTACAGGACTTACACGACTATCAACAGTATTAAGGAATAATCTCATTTGCATGGACTTACTTCCAGCAACAGTAGTCAATTTAGCATCCTCATTTACTTTAGAAGCAATTAAGCGAGGAGTGGTTAAGTAATTTGTTTCATTAAGTGCAATTGCCTCAAAACCATTATCAATCCATGGAATTTCAGTTCCACTCATACTCTTAGAAGTAGTAGTTCTAAGTTCTCCTGTAAGAGAAGTTCCTTGACAAGTCATAGAATGAACTTGAGGAGTAATTAACTCAAAGGCAATATTCTGGGAAGCATATGCATTATATCCACCAGCAGATTTATTGTTATTAACAAATAACTGAGGATATCCAGTATCATTACTTCTATCATCATTTGCTTCATTTGCGTCAAACTTAGTAGACATATCTAATTTCACATGATATGAATCAAAGTCAATTGGGTCTGTTAGAGTTACATCAGATAAAGCATGAGTTTTATTAACTCTTGCCAAATTAACTCCACCAACTTCATACTTATAGACTGGTGTGCCTACATCATAAGATAAAGCAGGACCACTACCAACTACGGATTGAGATCTTACAATATTACCACCAATTATATTACCAGAAACTTCAGTATACTCAATAATTTCTTCACCTATACGTAAGAAACCAGTATTAGTAGTACCTACACCAACATTCTCAAACGTAGAGAATTCTGATGCATCTTCTACAGATATAGATCCAGTATCTCCGAGATTATATGCAACAGCCAGTTTGGTTGGTATTACATCAGTTTCTACACCAGAAATCTCAACAGAGTTATCAGAGAAATACATTCCATGATTCTTATGATTTACCTTAACATGTAAACCATCTTGACCAGTGACTTCTCTAATACCGTAAGTAGAAGATATTTGCACATCTCCACCATGCTGATAATTTAATTCTCTTACTGTTCCATCACTCTGAACATACATCATAGTATTTGCAGTTCCTGTAACGAAATTACCCTGAACACTATCAAGAACTAGTTCACTTGTGTTACCAATAGAAACAATTGATAATCTTGCTCCCCGTCCAACAGAGGTAAGTCCTAGAGTTGTAAATCCAACAACATCTCCAACCTGATATCCACTACCGCCAGTTACAACAGTAGCAACACCTACAGATCCACTAGAGATAAAGACATCTGCTTGTGCTCCATATCCATTACCAGTAAGAGTAACAAGATTAACACCACTAAAGGTCATTGTTCCATCAATTGGTGAATAACCGAGACCAGCATTAATGACATTTAAAGCGGGACCAGCTGCAGTACCTGCTACTCCTGCCAAATTACCAGTTGCAAGAGTTCCCATTTGATAAACAGTATTACCAAATTCTAATGTAGAATCTGCTGTAGTAGTACCAAGTCCGACTCTTATTTCTTTAGATACAAATTCTAAAGCATTGGGCATTAGTTTAGGAATTTGCTTATTTCCTTTAGTTAATTTTGGATTATAAAACTCTACAGTTCCTTCTTCCACAAAGTCTGCTCTATAAAGAGTGAATTTTAAATCTTCCCACTGACTTGCTTCCCATGTAGAAGCGTTTTGAGATTTAAATAAAGATCCCAAATAAGGTTGGTTAGATATGTAAGTTTGAGTAAGTAAATCCTGCTCACCAATACGTGAAATATATACGCTATATTTGGTTGAGTTAGATGCTAATGCCATAGCATATTCTTGACCACCTTCACAATAAACAGGTGCTTTAAACTCGACAGTGGTAGCAACAGATCCATCACTTGATGTAGTAATATCATCAGGAGATAATACAATTTCAGAGAATGGAAGAATATGTTGTGTTGGGAATCCATTCTTCATAGAACGAATCTGGAACACCAAAGGTATATCCATATCATCCTTAGAACGGAAGAATACATCACATTTGGTTATAAAGACACCAGTTGTATCTTCGATTAAGAATGACTGTGCAAGAGGATCATACCAACCAACAACATTATCTTGAGTAGTTTGCCCAATTACATTACTAGCAACCACCTCGGTTCCAAGAGTTCTATTGACATTTCTTTCTTGGAATTCTTGTCTTTGCTCAAGTCTAGCATTCCTTACAGAAATAATATTTTCTTGGACAGTTTCTAGTGTTCCTGATGCAGTATATGCCTCTTCTGCTATAGTATTAGCATCATCCTGATTATTATCTTCATCATTTACTAAAGTAAATGTCTTTGTACCAGTTTCAAATCTAGGATGATTAACATTATTTGGATCTGGAATATAATAACTTCCAAATAAATCTGCTCCTATATCTGAAATAAGTCTTAAATTAGTAACAGTGGCTTCCGCACCTGAAGTTTCACCTTTAAGAATCATATCAGTCTCAATATACCCATAATATTCACCCTGTGCTTCACTTGACATAGAATATAAATCTATATTTAAAATATCTGAAGTAGATGAATAAGTCGAAGGAATGGGTTGTCCAGTATAAGGACTTTCGGGGAATATTTTAGAAGCAACATTATATGGTCCTTCTTTATGATTTGTTTGTGCAACTCTAGCATAGAAAACTCTAGTTGTTCCAGGTCCACCACTAAATGCAGTTATTATTGTTCCTGTAATTTTTTCTCCGACTTGGAATGTACCAGACTTCATAGAAATTTCTACAAGTTTAGGAACACAATACTTAGTTACATCTTGCCCATCAAAGAATCCATAACACCTTGTCAAAGGTTTCATCTTCTTACTTTCAAAAGTAACATTCCTAGACCTACAGAAAGGAATAAGATCTCTACTTACAACTCTATCTCCTACAGATTCATTATCCCATTGTTCAGTAACAATAGTTCTCAATCCATTTCTAGTTTCTACACCAGTCTGTACTGTTTCCTGTACAGTATCTTGAGAAGTAGTAGTGGTCTGACTCTCAATCCAACGTGCAGGGTTATCATTATCAACTCCATTAATCCAACCACCTTGTCCCCATCTAGGACCTGAAGTGGTTGTTGTAGAAGTATTATTCCACTGTCGAGTGGTTGTTCCTGTCCAATTAGTTTGCCATGAATCCCAAACTAAAGGTGCAAATCCTGTTTGAGGATCTACATTCATAGTCTCAACTGCATTAGCAAACACTTCATTAAAGTTACCTTCAGTTTCAATAATTTTTGCTTCTAATCTAGAGGTATCAATCCAAACATCTGATGATGGAGTTAATTCTAATGTTCCTTGCCAGAAACTAATCAAGAATGGAGTTACACTCTCAGATCTTGTGGCAAAGGATTGTTTAATATATTCGACTTCAGAATAGTCAAGTGATACAGTGTCACTTGATCTTCTTACATTAAGTCCTTCAATAGTAGAGAATGCTAAATCAGCAGTTGGATCTACATTAGTTACAGGACCAAACATTAGATCAACAGCATTAGTATAATGCCTAGGTCTTAATTGCTTATTCTTTGAATCAATACTATTATTGATTTTTAATTGCTCTTCCTGTGCTTTAATAGTAGTAAAATTATCTACAAAGAAACCAGACTTAAATCTGTTTAATCCATCACTATCAGCAACAAACATATTTGCAGTATTTGTCTCTAACATAGAGAGTGCTGTATAATA